TGCTAGACCAAGCAAGAGAGCGTGAGCGGAACGGTGAGAAGATATTCCCTGTGGAGGATGTAGTGATAAGGCGCAAGTCGCTCGGCAACAGTGCTACATCCTATTACTTTGACGAGGTAGATAATTAAATAAAAAGGAGGTTAACAATGAAAGCATTTGGTAATTTCACTGTGCTGCCCGAGGGCGGTATTCAGGCATACAGAGAGGGCAACTGCCTTCTTATTAGTTTCGACTTTCAGAAGGTGGAGAGAGAGAAGGACGAGAACGATACTCTGAGAAATACGTCTGAGAATGAGTATCAGTTTGAGACTATTCACATGGATGGTCCCACCGACTACGGCAGAATCATCTCGGCTATTGTATCAGACAAATACAGTAACGACGACGTTCAGGCTCTGATAGCCAACTACACGGAGGCTGTCAGTAACGACGAACCTTCTGACAAGGACAAGGAGTATATCGAGGAATACAAGACCTTCCAGACCTACCGCAAGCACGCCAAGGAGATTGCGAAGGCAGTAATTGAGATGGAGGGCGTATGACGACGGCACAAGGACATTTATCGGTAAGGCGCAAGTCCTACGGAAAGGATGGCAAGGACGGTATCGATGGTGCCGCAGGTAAGGATGGGGCTAATGGTCTCATCCTCCGCTATTGCGGGCCATTCAGTACTAGCAGTACATACGTGTACAATGATACCTACCGTGACATCGTTGCGTACAATGACACATTCTTTATCGTCTACAAGAAGGGCACGTTGGCAGCTGGTACCACTCCGACGACATCTTTGTCAGATGGTGATAACGATGGTAATTGGCAGAAGTACAGCACTTACAAGGGGGCTATTGCGGCAGACACGGCACTCTTTAATGGTGCGAACATCGCAGGGTTCTCGTTCTCAAAGATAGATACAGATTCTAATGGTATGCCACGAGGACTCTTGGCTAGTCAGAATGGCAAGTTCTCAATGAATGCCTCGACAGGCATACTCTATTCAGAGGAAGGACAGTTCAAGAGAGCGACGATAACTGATGGTACGTTCAAGGTTACTAGTGGCGTGACGACAGTTGAGCTTTCCACCGCTTCGCAAGGAATGAAAATCTCCGAGGGTGAAACGGAAAAAACATCATTTACCGCTACGGAGAAGACGAAGGATAGTTTGTATCAAACAGAGGTTTCGGGTGGCTTGATTGAGGTAAATAATACTTATAGTTTCCAAGCGATAGACCTTTATTCGGGTTCTTCGGGGCTTATATATCCGACACGGCAGGGAACAATGATGGGAAGCGTCAATTTGCTTGAAAACAGTACAATATCAACATTTACGATTAAGAGTAAATCAAGGGTGCAATTTGGTGATGGCAGTACTAATTTCCTCTCAATGAATTTCACGATTCCTAGCGGTATAGAAGCCTCTCAGTTTTACAGTTGTGTTGAGGTTGAGATTACCGATTCAACGAGCAATGCTAGGTATTATTATCAGGACTACTATACCAATTACAATACAGGGGAAAACGACGGGGCAACATCAGTCAATATATCTTCGTTCTATGTGACGCTTGATGCAGGTACTTATAAGATGGCAGTTCATTCGACTATGTTCGCCAATGTTCAAGATAAGCTGACATCAGATGGCCGACTTTTTGTGAACTTGTCTAATATTCCTTGGTCTGCCGACCCGCAGATTTACCACAGCGACTTCTTCGGCAACGGTCTTGCTATTGGCACATCTGCCAACCACCATTTTCTGACCATCAACGAGAATGATATTCAGACTTCGGAGATGATTTCGGGTGATGCCGGAATCAAGGTGAGCGGTGGAGTGCTGAAGCTGAAGATTAAAGGTAAATGGTATTCTCTCGGTGTAAGTGGTTCCGCAATTATGCTTACTGAAACGTCGGAATAATGAGAAACGGCAGTTATCTTCGCAGACCGCTGCCGATGAACATTAATATATGATTCAGATTTGTTTACATTAATAGCATACTACCCACCGAGTTCGGGTAGCTATCCTCCATCCCTAGGTTGGATGTCACATAATCTCCGCTATCTTGCCAAGAGTCACAATAACAATCGTGCTGCTCATACAAAGCCAGCCTTTGCCCTCTCGAGTCACGAGGGAAATACTCGTCAACCGCTTCCGTCATCAACGGTGCCCCAACTTGCGTCCAATAATCATTATCATAAATATCCATATCCTTTTGGTTTTAAATTAGAGGCAGCTATCTTCGCAGACCGCTGCTTTGGGTACATTAAATCATATCTTAGTATAATGAGAACATCTTTGTTCAATACAAAGATAGTACATAAAATGTTGATATACGTTTTATTTTTAGCAGAATATCTTTAGTTTTGCGCCAATCAAATGAAAATAATTCACTTTTACCAAACGTGAGACACACGTAAAACTGTTTTTGAGATGGAAAAACGATTTTTGTTGGAGAGGAGTAATGAGATGGACGGTTGGTGGGTGCTGACTGATACAGAGAATCTGGTGGTGCTCAAATTTAAGGAGCGAGAACTGAATGAGAGCCAGAAGTCATCGGTGATTGATGAAGCATTGGTGGCGAGGAAAGCGCAAAGCGTGGGGATGAGTTTGGCGAACTATGTTGCCAGGATCCTCCGCGAGATGGGACAATTTCTCTTTGACTGCCATTATACTTTGGTATTTCCCACGCCTGTTTATGAGATTCGGCATTCTGAAGATTATAGCTCGGTATCTATTATCCGCCATAAGTATCCACGATTTACGGTTACAGTTGATGATGAGTGTGAGGCGTCGGAGCTCGGTGCGGCGTTGAAGAAGGCCGGTGTATTCCTAGATCATCTCTGCAAACAACATTCTTCAGACAACCATTCAAAGTAAATGTCAGATTCTGAAAGCCGTATTCTCCGGGCAGCCATTCGAGGTGATTGTCTGAAGCTGTAAGCGACTTCTACGACATTCAACATATTTGAGGAGAACTATAAGCGGTTTCTATGGACAACTATTCAAGGTAAAAGTCAGATGCTGAAAGTCGTATTCTCTGGACAGCCATTCATAGTAACAGTGTAATGCAGTAATCCGCATTCTCTGGACAGCCATTCTAGGTGATTATCTGAAGCATCATTTAGAACTTGTGCGCTGCCTACTCCCATAAAGTGACGGAACATTTGACGGAATGTTCCGCCACATCCCCTTCCCTACCATATCCAATCCCCATTTCTAGCCCACACAGTCGGCATATTCACCAAGATTAAATACTGATAAGTGACGGAACATCTGACGGAATGCCCCACTCTATTCTGGTCCATGTTCTCTCTGCAACCCATGTCCCTACCCTCTCCTACTCCGATTGTTTATTTGCAGTGCAATTAAAACGAAACAATAATTTAACTATATGGAACAGGTAAAATCTTTAATTGTCGGCATTATTTCGGGCATTCTGGCTTACCTTCGTCCACTCGACGGAGAGTTCCAGACATTGTTTGCTATCTTCACAATCAATTTCCTTTGCGGGCTACTTGCGGCCTTGATTGTTGAGAGACAGAGTTTCAAACTTAAAAAGGCGTTTCGGTGCATTACTGAAGCTGCTGTATTCTTCCTCCTTGTGTGCTGTATCTACTGGGTCGGAGAGCACAAGGGCAACCCCGATGGGGCTTTGCAATGCGTCTCGTTTGTTACATACTCAGTCATCTATTTCTACAGCGTCAATATCCTTCGTAACGTAAAGTCTCTCCTCCCTTCAGGAACATTGGGACGCCGGGTAATCAGCTTCCTCTATTATGTTGTCAGCGTTGAGTTTGTGAAAAAGATACCATATCTCGCCACTTATCTTGGCGGGAAGGAAGACAATAACGATAAAACAGTTGGGGAGGAATCAAAATGAAAGTGAGTGATAAGATGATTGCGTTCCTGAAGGAGCGTGAAGGACTTTACCTGAAGGCTTACCGTGATAAGAAGGGAAAGCTGACTATAGGTTACGGTCACACATCCGGAGTGAAGATAACAGATACGATAACTGAGGAACAAGCTGAAGCATTGCTCCGCGATGACCTATCCGATTCAGAATCTCAAGTGAGTCGGCTGGGGCTCCCCAATCTTACGCAGGGACAGTTTGATGCATTGGTTGATCTTAATTTTAATATCGGCATCGGACAGCTCCGGACATCAACGCTGCTCAAACGCATTCGCAGCAAGGCATCTGTTGCAGAGATTCAACGTCAGTTCCGTCGTTGGAACAAGTGCGGCGGGGAAGTTATGCCCGGGCTTGTGATTCGCCGTGAGTGGGATGCTCAGAGATGGACAGAGACAGACTAAAATAAATTGATTACGACTATGAAGAAGGTATTACACATCTTATTGCTTATCATGTTGATGTTTGTGCTGCTCTCATGCAGACAGACGCAATATGTACCGGTGGAGAAGACGGTAGTCGAGACCATCAACATCGTAGATACATTGGTACAGACTCAGCTTGTGCCCTATCGTGACAGCATCGCTACCAGCGACACAGTATCATACTTGCGAAACGCTTATGGTGCATCGTGGGCACGCTGGAGCAATGGTCTGCTATGCCATTCCCTATTCATTTTCCCGCAGAATCCAATCTTCGTCGAGGTGCCACGGACAGTGATAAAGAGCGTCGTTACAGAGCCTAAGATTGTCGAGGTAGAAAAAAAACTATCTTTTTACCAGAAGGTTTGCATAAAATTCTTCCCATTTCTTATTTTTGCAACCGTATTGGAGGCCATTCCGTTGGTTTTATGCATAGTCTCTTATGTCCGGGAACGACGTAAGGGAGAATGAAAATGATGTCCCGCTTTGTCGGGACATCTTCATTTAAAAAGGAAAGGCTACAATCTCACGATTGCAGCCTTCAACGAACTACTACTTTTTCAACTTCTATAAAAAATCCATCAACTAATACCGCTCATAAAACAAATTATGAAAGGTATTGTTCATGCAGATTAATAAAATTCTTTTCGATAAGGCGATTGAATGTGTAACCAGCGGATTGGGCGTTACCGTCGATCACCTTCTTTCATCACGAGCCGAGGCCGCGACTTCTGCCCGCTCACTTCTTATATCCATGCTCTCCGAAGTCGGATTTACCGATATTGAGATAGCCAGTCGGCTGTCAATGTCACGTCAAGCCATAAATAAGCTCCGTCACGGCCTTCAAGTCCGCGAGATGAATAGTTGGTCGTTTCGGATGCAATCGTGTCAGATTCGCAAAGAATACGCAACATTAAAGCAACGTATTATTGCCGAAGCAACCCGATAACACCAACCTTTGTGTCAATCCCGATATTGGGAGAGACTTAATCTTCATAATATTATGGCAGATGAGAAAATGACAGAGAAGGTGTATTGTTACAATCATCCTTCGCAGGACAATTCTTTGGCAATGGCAGCGTTGCTCAATCAGGAGAAGACCGACCCAATGGCAATGGCAGCCATGATGAATGGCGGTATGGGAGGCAACTGGATGAATAATCCGTTCGCTTATATCATGTTTATGATGCTCTTCCGTCAGTTTGGCTGGGGCGCAGACGGTAACGGCCAGGGACAGCAGAACATTGAAATGCAGAATCAGTTGGCAGCCATTCGTAGTCAACTCTCCGACAACCAGAACTCCAATTTGGTGATGGAGGCTATCAGAGGAAACGCAACGGCCATTGGTCAGCTTGCATCCAACCTGAATTGCGATTTCAACGCTTTGCAGAACGCCGTGTGCGATGTGAGAGCCGGAATAGACAAAGTAGCCGGTCAAGTTGGCTTCAGCGCGGAAAGAGTTATCAACGCCGTGAACCTTGGCGATGCTTCGATTGTTAGTAAGTTACAGGAGTGCTGCTGTGCCACTAAGACTGCAATTCTCGAGATGGGTTATCAAAATCAGCTCCAGAACTGTCAGCAGACTGGTGTCATTACTAATGCTATCAACGGCCTTGGCACACAGACACAGCAGGCGTTTACCTTTATCGGTAATCAGCTTCAGCAGGGATTCTCCAACATTGGTTACGCTACACAGGCTCAGACTTGCGAGATAATCAATGCAGGGAATGCCAACACACAGCGTATCATCGATACGTTGAACTGTCACTGGAATCAAGACCTTCAGCAGCGTTACAACGATGCGCGATTGGAGCTTAGCCAGCTGAAGCAGAATGAGACGCTTATCGCGGCATTGAAGACAACAACCACGACGGCATGAATTATTGAAGGAGCGATAACGCTCCTTCTACAACCCTTAAACGAAGAAGACAATGAGCATACAATTCAGAGAGTTGAGAGCGGGACACTTGGTTCAGATCCTGAACAAGTCGCAAATGACAGTACGGCAAGGAAAGGTCGTAAACGTAGGTTCTCCCTATCCAGAGCCGGTAAAGCCGGGACAGATGGCACCGACCATGAACAGGCTGATTGATATAACGATTGAAGCTGAAGGGCAGACACAGACCTACGCCATTCCGGAGACATCATCAATCACCTTCGCCGGCGATATCGTGTTGTCTATCGAGGCCGATTCACTCATTCGTGAGGTCCAGGCAATGCGTTCTCAGTCGGAGCAAGCTATCGCATCATTCGATATGCACAAGCAGAGAATAGGACAATGTGACGCTATCCTCGAGGATTTGGATACCTCTTTCCGCGAAAAGCGTGTTGTAGAGGAGCGGCTTTCGCGAGTCGAAGGCTTTATGGAGGAGATTCGTGGAGACATGAAGAATCTTCTGAAAAGTTTATCATAGGTATTGCTGTTTGACCGTCGATAATTCCGTGAGGAATGTCGGCGGTTTTTTGTCGTGTGATTTAACTTAATTCGGATTTATGTTTTAACCTTTATATTTTGTCTGATTTCGTCCAATAGAACATTTCTTCTTACTGTATATTTATTCATTTTCTTTGCATATTTATTCATTACCCAAAAACTGTATTTAAATACCACTTTATGCCATTTGTAATGATTTTTCTTATATCTTTAGGGCATAACAAATGGTTGAAAATCATGGGAGGTCAGGGTCAAAAACCGCTTTTTTCACGAGCGAGAGAG